ATGTTCACTCACTCTGAGTTCACACACACCATAATGGACGTTAAGCTCTGGCTGAAGCGTCACAAAGCAAACAAAGCAGGCCGCGCCCCGATCTCGATCCGACTCACGATCGACGGCAAGCGCGCCGAGATCTCGTCGAAAATCCGGATCGCTCCGGACCAGTGGGATCAAGACGCCGAAAAAGTTATCCCGCTGCCTGCCGGTGGCGGACTATCTATCAAAACTATAAACCTCTACAACGAAGACTTGGAGATCCAAGTCGCGAAGCTAAAGCTCCTAAAAACTAAGATCGATTATGACGGGCTTACGGTTCAGGACGTCGTCAAGGCGCTGAAGCCGCGCCCCGTCGTGGACTTGCTCGCGCCGCTCGACGTGGTGCTCAGGGAGCACTATGCCCAGGCCAACCGCGGCACGTTCAACAATTTCTCCCGGGTGCGGGATCTGCTCGCGACGTGGGCCCAGCTCCAGAAGCAGCGCTCGATCAACCGCGAGCACTTCCTGAAGGAAGGGGCGACGCAGTTCGCGACCTGGCTGCAAACGCAGGTCGGGATCCCGTCCGTCCGGAACGCGTTTATCGCGCTGACGGCCATGTGGCGGCGAGCTGGCCTGCTCAGTAGCTCACCGTTTACCGGGATCAAGCTCGGCCGCCATCAGAAGAAAGCGAAGGCGTCGCTCTCACGTGAGCAGTTTTACACGCTGCGCGACGCCGACGAGCTGACGGGCCGCGCCCATCACGCCCGAAACGCCTACGTCGCCGCGTTTTACTTGCACGGAAGCCGGATCTCCGCCGTGCTGCGCTTACGCTGGAGAGACTACGACGAGCAGGCGGGAGTCGTCACGTATCAGGCCATGAAGGGTGGGCCGCTGAAAAAGGTCGCGGTCGGCGAGCAACTCCGGCGCGTGCTGGAGCAGTACCGGCCGGAGCAGCCCGCGCCGGAGCAGTTGATCTTCCCGATCCTGCAATCGGACTTCCATCAGCTCGCGCAGGATCCGCGGCATAAGGCCCAGCAGCGCGGCGTCACGTACTGCAATCAAGGCCTAGCCGCTGCGTGCAAAAAGCTCGGCCTACCGGCGAACTTCACGCCCCACACGGCGCGGCACACCATGGCCCGAATGAGTATCGAGAAGACGAAGGATATCCGCGCCGTGCAGCACATTCTCGGCCACAGCAACCCGCGACAAACCGAGGTGTATATCCGAGAAATGCTAACGGAAGAGATCGACGTCGCCGCCGCGTCGGTGTATGACGATCTATAAAACTTCTAATTACTAGCCCGGCAATTGGCTGGAGTTAAGCAATCGTAAAAAGCCCGTTAATCAATTATACAAGTTGATTAACGGGCTTTTTAAGTAAAGTCACTTACGCGGAAATAGTCCAATTACCGGAGGTAGTTTCGTTCATGCAACTACCTCAGAATGATTATGAATTACAGGCTTCCGCGTGCTTGAAAGCAGCAGCGGAGCACCGGAAGACGCTGGAGCCTTCCGCCATTATGCTTGCAGGCAGTGAGGACGAGGGGAAAGAGTTGTATCAGGAAGCAGTACTGCGAGCACATGACACTATCCAGAAATACGGCTTTCACGGCGAAGGCTATCAGTTTTATATCTGGCGCATCATTAAGCGGCTCAACGTCGAGCAAAAGGAGCGCGCCGTTAAGCAGCGCAGCTCCAGCTCGACGCGGGCCGCGCTCGCGCTCGCCGTCGAGCAGCAGAGCAGCGATCTAATGGAGCAGCGGATCGATCAGAAGCAGCACCTAGCGGATCAGATCCGCTTCGAGCTGGAGTCGCGCTTCTCTCAGGCCGACGTGAACACCTTTAAACTTCACGTGAACGGCCAGAGCTGCCGCGAGATCGAGCGACTCACTGGCACTAACTACCGATCAGTTAATCGGACGATTAACTCGATTAAGAGCTATTTATCCGGCTTGTTCCGTCCTGCCTTCGAAGGGATCGAATAGCCGCGCAGAGCGTGTCGGGCGCGTTTGTGTGGACGCCAACCCGACAGGATCCGAGAGGATTGTATCGAGTCCTGGTGTCAGACAGACCGGGCAAACAAAAAGGCCCACCGCGCACGGTGGACCTTTTTGTTTGTGGCTTTTTATAGCCTTTTATAGCTGAGGGAAGGGCGCGAAGCTGATCGGGTGCTGCTGCTTGTGGCGCCGGAAGTACTGCTGATTGCGCCGACGCTCGCGCTGGAGCTGTCGGAGCGCTCGACGATAGACTCGTCGATACTTGTCCCGGTTTCGCTCCGTGATCCGTTCCGTCCGGTTTGCTTCCTTATAGGAGTAGCGACGCGCCTGCGCGGTGGCCGAGCACGCGAGCAGCAGCAGCAGCGCCCCCAGGAAGGGAAGCGAGCGCAGCCACTTCCCCGCGTATTCGTGAATTAGAAAGCCCCCCACAAAGCCCAACACAATAAATAACACGTGCGCCCACCATGGGCCGGAGCTGCTCTGCTCGATCTGCGGCGACGCTGTCGCGTTGGGGCCCACGGCCACGCCCTGCGACTTGCGAGCTGATACAGCTGTTCCGGAGTCGCGAGCGTAGGAGCTGGAGCCGGAGACTTTCGTCTTCGTGTCCTGCTCCAGCTCCTGGCGCACGCTGGCGATATTGCCCTGACCGGATTGCACCGTGACAGCGATCGAGCTGTTCCGCATCTTTTTTGGGAGCTGGAGCTGCGCGCCTGCAGGTAGCGCGACGACGTGCACCGCCGGCGCTTTTTTCTGAAAAAGGGAAGCCAGCCAGCCCGGGCGCGAGCTGCTCTGCGACGTGTCGCTCTGGAGCTGGGCTTGCGTCGGCTGGAGCTGCTCGATCGCTCGCGACGTCGAGCAGCTCGTAAGCAGCGCGAAGCAAGTCAGCAAAAGGAGTAAAAACTTCATAAGGGTACGGGGTTAAGTTGTTGAGTCTTGACTCCTAAAAGGCAAAGGGCCGGATCTGTGACAGATCCGGCCCTTTACAGCTGCTGGGTTTTCGTAATACACTAACTGGCCTAGGCCACTGGAGCAGGCACCACCCCGCCAGGAATGCCGAGTACTTTCGCAGCCTGCAGGAAGCGACGCTCGCGATCTTCGATCCCGTTGCGGCCGCCGTTGATCCGCTTCGTGATCGTGACGAAGAAATTCCCGTCCGCCATCTCGTTCAGGTTCCGGCTCTGCCAGTACCAGCCCGCCGACAGCGCGGCGAGTCGCGGCTGCTCCAGCAGAACAGGGTTCGCGATCAGATCGACGCCGAAGGCTTTGCCCAGCGCGTAATAGTTGGCCCGGCCTGTGATCTGAATCAGCCCCCGACCCCGAAAGCGCACGCCGTCGCCGGGCTGCGTATTGCCCAGATCCTTCCGGCCTTCATACGCAGCGCCGCTCGCGATCTCCCTCGCGTAGTCCAGGCCGCACGATTCATGGCCGATCTGCGCCAGGAAGTGGGCCACGCGCAGCGGCGAGTATATCCGGTACTTCAGCAGCGTCTCGTTTATCGGGGCGAGATACTTGTCCGCTTCAGCAGCGGAGCAGCCGATCAGCGCGGCCATCAGTTGAGTTTTTGTTAGTTGCATACTCCCAAAAGGAGCAGCGTCGGATCTGTGACACAAAAAAGGGCCGCGCTACTGCGCGACCCCGTCCTGCTCCGGCGAGCACTGCTGCGCCGCTTCCGCCTGAATCTTGGCTTTGTTCTCGAAGGTGCTCCAGCCGTAACCGGCCGCGATCAGCGCCAGCGTCGGAAACCAAATTTCGGACGGGGGCCAGCGATTGAAGATCCAGCCGATCGGGAAGCAGAGCACGCTCGCAACCGTAAAGGCGGCGAGCGTCATCATCCGGCCGTCCGGCTGGCCGCGTGCGTCGTGGAAGGTGCGCTCGATAAAAGAGGGTAGCTGTGTTTTCATTATGCAGGATCGTATTCGGCCGCAGGGTAGGGATCCGGAGCCGGGAGAATGCCCTTCGCGATCAGGTGCTTCGTGATCGCGTCGTGAGAATTGCGCAGCGATCGGTTTTCCCGATCGAGTCGGCGCACGGTGGCCGACAGGCCTTTAATTTCTTCCGTGTTGCTCTGGAGCGCTTCCGTCAGGACGCCGAACTGCTTAATTAGCCGCGTAGCTAGGCCGACGAGCACCATCCCGACGCCGCTCGCGAGCAGGCCGAGCAGCCACTTCAGTATTTCTTCCGCTGTAAACATTAGCAGTCCAGCCCCCCGATTAAGCCAGACGACGGCGCAGCAACGGATCCGTAGGGCGCGTAAGACGGATAATCCGACTTATGCTCAGTAATCCAGCGGACGAACTCACTGGAGTAATATTCGGCGTTGCCGGTAACCATCGCGAGCAGATCCTGCGTCGTCTTATAGTCGGCCGACGTCGAGACGTCTTTCCCGTTCTTAACGGTCATTCCCGCGTCCGTGACGTGCATCGACAGCGACGGCCACGCCTGAACGACGGTCCACTCGGCGAGCATATTCTTCACTTCATTGGCCAATGAAGCGAGAGGATCTGCGACGTCGCTCGCTTCCTTCTGCGCGAAGGCGAGCAGCTCGTCGAAAAGCCGATCGCCCAGCAGCGGCCGCAGTCGCCGTCCCTCGGCGAGTGGTATCGCGATCGTAATCTTTTTATGCCCCGCGTTTACTTGTACGACGGTGCGCTCGGTTACCTCGTCACTTGTGATAAGATGCTTTAAAGCTGTCATTTTCGGGCTTTTAAATTCTTTCTAATCGTTTCGCGCTCCCGCTTGGCGGCTTCCCGCTTCGCTATTCGATCCGCTTTCGCCTGGCTGACTACCGGCTCGCGCAGCGGCTTCGCTTTGAACTCGACGCCGGCCACGATTCCCGCCTCTTCCGGCGTCTCGACGAAGCGCTGCTGCTCGACGCTCCAAAAGGCTGTCACGGTTACCAGATTGCCGGATCTCCAGCTTCGCCAGTTCTGGCGTCCTTCGTCGTAGTAGCGCGTACCGAAGCCGTTCGTCTTGGCCTGCTTGCTGGCCGGAATGAAGTTCGGATTCCGGACGCCCGTCCGGTAGCCGGAAAGCTGCCCAGCGCGGCCCCGCTTGCGGTTCTCCGGCGTGTCCGCCAGTCGATAGGCGAACACGCAGGGAACTTGATTCAGGTAGTAGAGCAGCAGCTTTTCGGAGTACTTCGCGAGCTGGAGCAGCTTCTGCTCATTCTCCCGCCGTTCGTAGTAGTCGGCGAGCCTAAGCAGCAGCGGCTTCTTCATCTTCGAGATCCTGATCGCGCTCGTCGGACTCGTCTCCCGCTGGAGCAGCTCCGGCGCCGCGCTTGCCGTAGTTTATCATGCTGCGCAGCTCGTCTTCGTCGAGAATGTTTTCGAGCGTCGCTTCGCTAAACATGAACTTAATCGGGAGCGTCGTCAGGATATCGAGCGCGGGCTTATCCTCGTCGAGTCCCGGTAGATCCTGATTGATACCCTTCACATAAGGCAGGATATCGTCGTAAAAGCATTCCAGGATCGCGACCTGATCCGGACGGCATACCGTGTTGAAGTACATCTCGAAGGCTTCCCGGATCTCGGCCCCGTCGCCGCCCAGCGTGCCCCCGCCAGGAAGGCCCACCACGACGGGCGACGTCACGCCGCCGACGCTCAGAATGGCTTGCTTGGCCTGCTCCGCAACGGATTCGTAGGTTTCCGGCGTTACCGTCGTGATCGTCTGCACCTCGGCCATTTTATCCGCAGAATCCGTCGTGCCGTCGCCCCACAGGATCATAACCGATTCCGCTTCCTCGCCCTGATACTTGTCCTTTACGGTGTTAGTGAACTTGTCCCGCTGCGACTTTGCTGTGATTTTATCGCCGTTGGGAAGCGTTTCGTCGATCGGACCCTTCCGGATGCTAATCAGCGTATCGATACCGAAGCGCGTCGCGACGCGGTTATCGTGGTATTTCGAGAGCCGTCCCTCAACCTTCATGTAGTTGAGCACTGGAGCCAGCTCCAGCGTCGGGTAGTACTCCGATCCGGCGTCTTCGCCGAAGTAGAAAAGCAGCTGCCGCTTATCTTTTTTGGCTGTTTCCGGATTAAAGGCCGCGATCGGCTGCGGCTTGTAGAGCTGGAGCTTTGTCCAGTCCCGGCACAGATAGAACGTATCGACTTCCTCGTTATCGTTCAAGGGCCCTGAGGCTACCTGCTCGATCCGCTGGTGATAGACTTCCGTTATATACTTGCCATCCTTCGACCAGACGATCTGAAGCGCGAAGGCGCGCAGCTTGGCGAAGTCCTTCGACAGTCGCCGGAGCAGCTTGTTCGCGGTGCGGTAGCGCCCCCTCAGTGCGATTTTCTTCAAAAACGCGTGCAGCTTAGGATAGAGCTTCTTATCCGTGACGAAGCCCTGCCCAGCCGTGAACAGCGCTCGACGAGCGCACATCGCGGCCGCCGTGGGCGAGTGCTCGATCAGCGCGAGTACTTCCTTCATGAAGCCGTGCTGACCGCCCCACTCGACGAAGCCCTGCGCTTTGTTGAGTTGGGGAACGGGAACTTCGATCGCGGCGAGTTTTAGCGGGACGGTAGTTGCGTGCATTGTCCTAGAATTGGCCCAGCTTGGCCGGGAGCAGATAAGCGAAGCCTCGGAAGGGTGTCGGGGCGGGAGTGGCCGGGACGCCGTCCTGCGGCGTCGTGGGCGTGCTGCCGCTGTTGTGTATCAGGTTGATAAAAGTCTTATTGACGGCGCGAGCGGCGTCGTCCTGCGTGCCCTCCAGCGTGAAGCCGGTGCTCGTCTCGCCGCGGAACGTGCCGCCCTTGAACTGAAACTTCAGCAGCCGCAGGCCGCGAGTCTGGCCGTAAAGCCACCAGTTGGAGTTGAAGTCGAGCAGCAGCGCGATCACTGGCCCCGTCTGGAGCAGCGCCTGCAGGACGGATCGACGCTCAGCCGAGAGGCTCGGCATCAGCAGCCCGATCGCCTGCGCGTACTGATCGCCCTGTTTCGTGAGCGCGTACTGCTCGCCGAACTCGCTCGCCTCACTGCATTCGAAGCGCTCCCAACCGGAGAGGCCAGCCATCGAGCTGATCGTCGAGCAGTTTGCGTCAGCGTAGGAAAAACGGCCTTTAGCAAAAGGGGCGACCAGGAGCGTCTTCACGCCCCCGATCGCCACTATTTGCGTGCCTAGTAGTGAGTAGAGCACGGCGTCAGAACTTAGGCGCCAGGAGCAGCAGCGGCGGCGTCCACCTGCGCGAGCAGTCCCTCGAATTGCTCCTTTGTCAGCAGCTCGGCTTTGCGGCTTTCCGCGCCGCTGATAACCATGTCGAAGCCGTTGAAGTCGCCGGGAGCCGTGCCGGAGCCGGAGTCGTTCTTCTCGTTTCTCAGGCCGTTATCAGCGCCTACGATCACGTAGTCGCCCATACGCGTCTTGCAGATATGCGTCGTGCGCGTCAGGTCGGCCACCTTCGAGAACGCGTCGAGCGCTCGCGTCTTACCGGCGAACTTATAGCCGATCGCGTGCTTAGGGTAAGTGTTATTCCCGAATTGCGTCGCGTCGGAGTAATACGCCTGATCGTCTTCGAACTCCAGCCGGTGAATCGTCACGCCAGCGTCAGGACGCAGGGAGATCGTCTTGATCTTTTCGGCTCCCTCGCCGTTTTCCGGATCGGGTTCGCGCTCGATCAGCAGGCTCGACAGGCCTTTGTCGGTGAGCGTCGAGAGGGCGATCGCGAGAGCGAGTCCGCCCTGCGCGTAGCGAGCTACGCGGGTAATGCTTTTACCTAGTTTCATTTAAACTTCTGGAGTTACTACTGTGGTGGCCTGAGCAGCTTGCGCTGCCTTTTCGTCGAAATAGTACTGGCCGGATCCGTCCTGCCAGGCTTGCGGGAGCTTGAAGCGACGCAGCAGCTCGCGAGTCTCGGCGTGCTCGTCGAGCGGCGCAGCGGGAGCAGGCGTCAGGATCGGCTCCAGGCGGATAACCTTGGCCGTGAGCTGACGCGTCACGATCTCCAGCTCGCGGCGCTCGCGCTCGATCTGGAGCTTCTCGCGCTGGAGCTTGTCGCAGCGTGCGCCGATCGAGACGTACTGCGACGTCGTCTGCGCATTCACGCTGCGCAGGCGCTGGATCTCGCGCTGCTGCTCTGCGAGCTGGAGCTGAAGCTGCTCGATCGTCACGACGGGCGCGATCGGCGAGTCTGCTTCGGCGAGTGTGTCCTGCGAAAAGCCGTGCAGCAGCAGCGTATTTTCCTTTGCTGCGTCTTGGAGCGAAACCGCAGAGGCGGCTACCGGAGTAGCCGCCTCTTTGATTGTTTTCGTCGTCTTAGTCATTAGACCATCACGACTTTTTGCTGCGGGAGCAGCAGCGTCGTATCAACCACGGCGACGGCCTTGCCGAATTTTTTGTCGCCCAGGTTGTTCACCTTGCCGATCTCGAAAGACGAGGCGTCCGACAGCAGATCCGTCGCGACTACGAAGTCAGTTTGAAGGCCGGCAATCCGGTAGTTAATCGGAACGAACTCGATCTTCATGCCCAGGTACTTCACGACAGCCGTCTCGATATCGTCGCCCGAAACGGTGAATTTGTCGCGATACGTCTCGTTATCGTTCGCCTGCAGAATCAGCGCGAAGTCGCCCTCGGGCACGAAGAGCGTCGCCTTACCCGAAACTTCCACCGGCAGGGCCGAATGAATCCGCTTGTAATTGGCGGCGATATTGCTCGCGTCGATCGTGCCAGTCGGAGAGACAGCAATCACTTTGCCGTCTGCATCTTCCGTAGCAGCAACTAAAGCAGCGGCGAGCAGGCCCGTCGTTTTGGTGGTTTTCTGCCCAGCAGCCCAGGCTTTTTGAGCGTCCGTCACGTTAGCTGACGCGGCGATCTTCGCCTTATCCGTAGCCGATACACCGCCCCAGATCAGCTTCTCGAAGTTCTTACCGAGGCGAGGCTCGACGTAAGCGATAACCGTCTGCTCGAACTTGTTCGACGTGATATTAGCCGCGCCCTTCAGCATATCTTCGCTAAAGCGGGAGTTCCGGAGATCCTCCATCGAGAAGCCGTCGAGCGCCATGATCTTTTTAGGGTTCACGGTGCGATCGGAGAACTTTAGGGAGTTGTTCGCCTCATAACCGGCGAGGTCTGTCTCCTTAATGTCTTCTTTGTAATCGACCCACTCGATATCGCCGCTGATCGTGGTGATCGTTTCCTCATTCTTGATCTCCGGCAGGAAGCGAACGATCCCTTTGCCAATGGTGCGGTTTGCCAGGATCACCAGGGCGATAATGTCCTGCGCGTGCTTACCGGCGAAAACTTTAGGATTGTACTGCATTTAGTTGAATTGCGGCCGTTCACGGCCTTTTTTAAAAAAGTGTGAAAGGTGATTTTTAGGATTTGCGGGCCCGCAGCTCGTCGATCAGAGATAAGGCCAGGGGGCGCGAGGCTTTCTGCTCTGCGGTCAGCTCGACGACGTCGCTGCTCAGGTTGAGCTTCCCGGTGCTCGACTCGCTCGATAGCTGCTCGCGAGCTTCGGCCAGCTCCAGCTCGACGGCTTCGAGCTTCAGGCTGCGGTCATAAGTCTCTTTGTCGATCGAGTAGGTGTATTGATCGAGATTGACCTTGAAGTAAGAGCCGTCTTTGCAGGCATACACGCCGGTAGGGATGTACTGACCGGCCTCGTCGGTGAGCAGACGCGTAATCGGGTTCAGGTTAAAAATCCGATCGTCGGCCATCGTGATTGCTTCGAGCTTCACTTCCTGCGCGGCGAGTTCCGTCACGCCTAGGGCGGTGAGCGCTTTCTTCAGTTGGGCGGTCAGCTTCGCGGCGTCCGTCTCGTCGAGCACTCCGGCGAGCGCTTCCTGCGCGGCCGTCACTGCCTCGGCTTTCGGCTCTTCGGTTTTCGTGTCGTCCGTTTTGGCCGCTGGTGCTTTCTGCTCGTCGGCATTCTCGACGTTGGGATCAGGGTCGGCGGCTTTTTTCTTCCCACCTTCAACCGACAGCGTGCCGCCGCCCTTCACCTGGTAGTCGCCATCGGCGACTGCGTCGCCCAGCTCGCCGTCGTCGCCTACTTCCTTCACGGTGCCGTCCTCTGCGACGTCGAAAACGCGACCGTCTTCGAGTTCCACCTGCGCGAGCTGGAGCTTCATCACACGCGCCGCGGCGAGCATGATCTTTAAAAATGATTTTTTCATTAGGTTGGTTTTTGCCGACGTCGCGGCGAGTTTGACTTCCTCGAAATCGAAAAGCCCCTCAATCGAGAAGCCCGTCCGATTGCCCGTCACGATCTCCTTTTCCCAGTAGTCAGAGTCGGCCACGTGGAGCGTCATCATCAGCGTACCCGCTGGCACGTCCAGGCCCAGAGAGTGAGCTTTGTCGTCGTTGGGATCTGCCACGATCCACAGCTCGCGCACGGTGTTACCCGTCAGCTCGTCGGCGTGCTGATCGTTCGTCTCCGTCGTGCGGCCTTCGAGCATCAGCTTCGCGCCGATCTTCTCGATCTGCTCTGCGGAGAAAAAAATGTTGTAGGGCTTGCCCTCGGCGTCGAGCCGGAGAATATCCTGATCGGGAATCAGGACGGGGCCGGTCAGGAGCTGCTTCTGCGGCTCTGCGGACAGGTGCACGCGCTTCGCGCTCTGCACTGGAGCAGCGGACAGGGCCACCCAGCCGCTTTGAATAGCGGGCTTCGAAACCAGCGAAACACGCTGGTAGCCTTTAGAGGCGTCCGACTCGTCGAGGGTTACTGCTACGCGCTTTAGTTTCTTGCTCACACTCCCAAAAGGGAGAGGCTCGATTTTGTGACAAAAAAAGAGCGCCCGATCCTTGCGGACGGACGCTCTCTCTTCCTCATTTTCCTTTCTCGCAGTTCACCACGCTGCTTACCCGACTGCGCGGCACATGACAACCGCGCAGAGATAAAAGGGACAACTCCGGTTTTGTGACAAAAAAAGAGCGCAGCCGCTTCGCTACCTTCGCAAAGCAATCACTATCGCACAACATGAAATCATTGCTTACGGGCCTGTTTCTGGCCTTTTTAGCGACGGCCTGCTCGCCCTCAGATCCCGACGCCGCGCTTCACGAAAGAATCAGCTCGACGATCAAGGCCTCGGCTGGCGATCCGGAGAGCTACCAGCCTGCTCGCTGGAGCAAGGCCACGCCCTGGCGTCAGCAGGACGAGAACGGCCTGCGGGCGAAGGTGCTGCGCGACTCGATCGCGAAGCTGAAGCCGCACGCCGAACTGAAATATCGCCAAGTGCAGGAAGCGACGCGCCTCGGCATGAAGGAGCAACCGCAATGGAAGGCCGAATGGCTCCAGGAAGAAGAGGCAATGATCGCGCTCGGTAAGCAGGCGCTCGCGCTGGAGCAACAAAAGGACACCACCCGCCTAGGCCAGCAGCTCGTTCACGCGTACCGCGAGAAAAACGCTGCCGGGGCCCTAGTCTTGGATAGTGCCCTCTTTATCGTGCTGAAGGATAACAGCGTGCGCTGGCGCCCGTTCTAGGCCACGTCAGAGCCGGACGGGAGCGCCAGCGTCGCGAGCGACTTGCAACTGCTGATCCGCCGACAGCGCTTCGCTCGGCCCGAACTGAAGCACCGGATCCGGACGATCCGCCGCGCTCTGCGTGTGGGTGGCGATCTCGGCGAGCAGCCCGTTCGCCTGCGCGAGCAGCAGCTCCAGCGCGGACGACGAGCTGCTGCCAGCCGTTGCGCCTGTGTTGCTGCCTGAGGCAACCTCGAGCACGCCGCCGGCTGCTAATGGAGCACCAGAGCGCGACGGCGACGGCAACACGCGCACCGCGCCAGCCTGCGCGAAGTCGGCCGGGAGCAGCGTCCGCTTCCGGCCCTGCGTGCGGATCAGCTCCAGCGCGGCCCGATTGCGCTGCGTCGCATCTACGGGCGTAATCATTTCGCCGCCCTCGACCCGATACTTCCCGCCCAGGACGGGCACGTCGTTTCCGGAAGCGTGCGAGCCGCCGACGATCTCGCCGCCGTTCTCCAGCGTGCCGCCAGCGCCGAGGGACTTACCCAGCGAGCGCGCCTGCACGACAGTCGAGGCGACGGCGGCCAGCGAAGCCACGACGGCCGCAATGTTGAGGGGGAACGGCATTTTCGAGCCACTCTTCACGGCTTCGAGCGCGGCCTGCACTGCGATCACGGAATTATAGGCACTCGCGGCGAGCGTGCTCGCGGCCGTGAGCTGCTGCTGCTGCTTTTCGAGCTTGGCCTTTTTGGCGGCGGCTTCCTGCTCGGCGGCGGCGGCTTTGGCTTTCTGGTTGGCGAGTCGCTCTTCCTCGGCGCGTTCCTTCTGAATCTTCTGGAGCAGGTAGTCGCGACGGGCACCGGTGGCCGACTTCAGCGCCTCTTCGCTGGCCTCGCGCTTCGACGTGGCCGCGTCGAGCTTGCTGGAGATCTCGTCGTACCGCTGCTGCGCGAGCTGGAGCTGCTCGTCGGCCGCGGCGGTGGCGTCCGCAAATAGCGTCGAGGTGATCGAGTTGATCGACTCCGACAGGATCTGCGCCGACTGCGCGATCGCTTCCTTCGCGGCGTCGAGCTGATCGGGGCGCAGCCCGAAGACGCGAATCAGGACGTTATCGCTGAAGCTGATCGGCGCGAGCTGCTTTGCGCGTTCCTCCGCTTCGGCGGCGAGCTGCTTCTGAATCTTCTCGTTTCCCTCGTTTACGATCGGCGCGTACTTCTCGAATGCCTGGCGCTGGCGCTCGGCCTTGCGTTTTTCGGCCGCGTCGAGATCCTGAAACTGCTCCTTTTCCGTCGCGACGACGCGCTCCTTAAATGCGTCGTATTCTTTCTGGAGTCGCTCCTTTTCAGCGGCGGCGGCTTTGTCTGCGGCCGCTTTTTTCTTCGCCGCACGGATCGCGTCGATCTCGCCCATCTTGGCCGTGATTGCTGCGCCGTCGCGCTCGACGGCTTCCTGCAACGCTTTTAGCTCGCGCTGACGAAGTTTCACCTGAAGATCAAACGTCTCCTTGCCCTTCGCCGTCTGGAGCGCGATCTGCGCGTTCAAACGGGCCAGATCCTCGGCGAGCGCCTGATCCTTTTGCTGCTTTTTGTACTGCGCTTCCAGGATCAGCAGCTCGTTGTACTTGTCGCGGAACGCCTTCAGCTCTTCCGCCGTCCCGGTTTTCAGCCGCTTCAGATCTTCCGCGATCTGGCGAGCCTTCAGCGCGGACACGTCGCGCCCCTCGGCCTCCAGTAGCGCGATCCGACGAGCACGCGCTTCGCTGGCGATCTGCGCCTGCGCGTCCGCTGCGGCCTTGGCGGCGGCTCTGGCGGCCTGATCCGCCGAGTCCACTAGGCCAAACGTGACGACAGAGAGCAGATCCCGCACGTTATCGACGGTAGCGCTTACGATCGACTTGATCGCGTCGAGCTGCGGCTTAAAACGCAGCGCGAAGCGACTCGTCGCCTCGGTGACTTTGTCCCAATTCGCCGCCAGCAGGGTTATCAGCACCAGCGCGGCCCCGATTCCGGACGCGAGCAGCGCGCCCCGCGTCATTTTGCCGGACGTCTGCGCGGCTTCGCCCACGCCGAGCCAAGCCTTCGCCGACGCGACGCTGCTCTTAATGACAGACAGCGTCTCAGAGTTGAGCGCCTTCGAAACCTGATCGACGCCCTCCAGCACCGTTATCAGCGAAAGGAGCTTTTTCTGATACTCTTCCGCCTGCGAGCTGGAGAGGCCGAACGTCTCAGCGGCCACCGTCGCGACGGAAAACGCGCCGACGACGCCGTTCGCAAAATCGACGAATGCTGCGGCCTTCATTTTCGGATCGAGCGCATCGACTGCGTCCTCCAGCTCCTTTAGCTGGCCCTTCGCTTGGCCCAGCTTCAGCAGCGCTTCCTCCTGTTCCTTTGTCCCGATAACGCTCGCTTCGAACGCGGCCTCCAGCTCTTCGATCTCGGCCTTCAGCGCGCCCACTGTGCCGGGCTTCAGGTTATCGAGCGCCGAGCCCAGGTCGCCGACTTCGTCCGTCAGCGACTCGACTTCCTTCGCGGCCTTGGCCATTTCGGCGACGAGCGCCTTCCCGACGTCGGAATCCTTATCGATCCCTTCGAGCTGCTGATCGAGCTGCTCCAGGCGCTTCGTCGCGTCCGCCAACTGCTGGCGCGCCGAGTCCATCTGAATCTCGATCGTGTAAACCTTTTTTTGATTGGCCATAAGTTTGTATTACTACAAAGGTTTTTGCCTTTGTGCCGTTTCTGACTCAGAATCGCTGTTTTATTATTTGTAATTCTACACGACGCGCAGCAGCTCGATCGACGTCTGTCCGGCTTCGTCAGCCGGATCGAAGCCGCTGCTCGTCTCGGCGGCGTACTGTGCACCGTGCAGCCAGACTTCGCGCCCCGGCGTCAGCTGCCGATACAGACTCGGCGAGAGGGGGGCGGGAAACTTGGAGAGGTGGCCGCGAAGCGCCTGCTGAAGCGTTCCGGCGTAGAAGCGCGAGACAGCGCCCTCGTCGCCGTCCCACCGCAGCGCGCCGCTCCAGTCGGCGCGAGCGAGCGGCACGCTGCGCAGTTGGAAGGGAATCTGAAGCGACGGATCCGGGCCCAGGTAGCGCACCACTCGCGGCGCAAGCGAGCTGATATCCCACTCGACGGCGGAGCAGTCCTGCTTCAGCACGTCGGCCGTCGTGATCGTCGGGATCGGCGCGAGCTGCTGCTGCGCGAGCTGGAGCCGGTAGGAGCGCAGCGCGACGGGAGCGAGCAGACTCCCGATCGACTTTTCCTGCGCGCCGGAGCCGACGCGCACGCTCACCACGTCGGCGCCTGCAGGAAGCAGCGGATCCTCTGTCTGCGCGGGGCGGAAGGTGAGCAGCCCGACTCCCGCGCCCATGGTGGGCACGTGCTCGACGGCTTCCGGATCGACGAGCGGCGAGAGATCGAGCGCAGCGCCGGCCGCGAGCCGCTGCTCGTCGCGACTCATCAGCGTAACGACGCGACGCTCCAGATCCGCGACCGGGACGGTATTCGTGCGAACGAGCAGATCCTTCAGGAAGTCTTTCTGCGTGATCGGCGGGAGCACGTCGGCGGGCTGCATCAGCATCGGCCCGTAAAAGCGCGAGCACGCGAAGGACGACGTCGCCGTGACGTGCAGCTCTTCGCGCTTATAAGCGTCGATCCCGTCGCCGCGCTCCGAATAGCGACGCCGGGCGAAGAATACCAAGCGCACCACGTCGCCCGTCTCCAGATACACGCCCCCGGCATTCAGCGGGAAGCGGCCCGTCCTGAGGCTCCAGCCGTTCGGCTCGTCGAGGCGCACGTGCGCGAGTACGCGATCCTGAAACGGGGCGAACGCGCCCGTCGAGCAAAGCCCACCGTCAGCGCCCGTGTAGCCCTCACCGCCGCGAAACGCGACGAGCGCCGCGACTACTGGAGCAAACTTGTAGAAGTAGGGTGTCGGCTTTTTCGTGCTGTTCTCGCGATCGACGGCCTGCCAAGCTTCCGAGATCCGAACCTCGGCGCTGAAGTCATAGACGCCCGACTGCGGGGCGGTGTACTCGGCTTTGCGGCTGGAGAGGGCGCGAGTCCCGCCCGGTTGAGTGAGCGTCGTCTGCGGCACGAAGAAAGCGACGTCGCGCTCTTCGTCGAACGCCGCGGCGTTGTTCGTGTAGCCGCCCCCAGGACCACGCCCGTAAAAACTGAAGTAGTGCTCCGGCGTCGAGCGAGCAGCGGAAGCCGGGAGCAGCGCCCCCCAGGGCCACGCGTTGGCCGCGCCGGAGCCTGCGGCCGTCAGCACCCACTCGCGCAGCTCCGGCGACTCCAGGACGCTCCCTTGCACGTGCCAGCCGATCGACTCGAAAATCTTCCGGACAACGTTCCGGTAGTACACACCGGGATAATAATCATCAACGGACAGCGGATAGCCGATCACGGCCTGCGCGGGAACGGGGGCGTCTTCCTGCTCGCCGTTGCGGTTGGTGCGCGTGCCTGCAGGTATGAAGAAATTCCCGAACGAGAGAAGCGGGAACTGAAGATCTGTCTCGTCGCAGCCTTGGCTCAGGATCTGCTCCAGTTGGGAGCCGTCGTACTCGACGAGGGGAAACTCCAATTCGTTGAGCTTGCGCTCGCCCAGGGCCAGCGCCCAGCTATATCCTTCGCCGAGCAGGTTACCGCCGAAGCCATTTTTCAGGTTGGAGAGGCGGAACGTGCCGCGAAAGTGCTCCGATCCGACGCGCAGAGAGTAGGAATAATCCGTTTTGACGAACTTATCGAGCGTCTGCGCGTGCTGTTTCTGGCCGAAAATCGCGCAATTCCGGCGCGTCAGGGGCAGCGTAAGCGGGTAAGAATACTCACCGGAACGCGTATCGATATCGGCGAGCGCGTTCTGCGCCTGCATCAGCCGGATAATACCCTTCAGATTAGCCGGTAAATCGGCGATTTTACCGTCAATTTCAAGGAAAATCTCTCGCATTTTAGTTGGAAAGGCCCTTAATCGGGGCGGTTTTGTACTCGACAGAGAGCGAATACTCTGCTTTTATGGGGTCGCCCTGCGCGTCGAGATCGCTGATCGTGACGGGACGGCCATCAACCCAGCCGGACGAGGTCGCTCCTAGCTCCGTCCGGAGCCAATTCCAGTACTCCAGCTCCAGAAGCTTCGAAGTGAGACGGACGGGCAGCTCCAGCTCGACGCGTCGCAGCTGCTCGCCCTGCGCGTTCTGGTAGCTGCTCGCGCTGCGCTTCAGCGCGGGCTCCTGCGCGCCCAGGAAGACGACGGTATCGAAGCCGCCCTGTCGGTTGGCGAATGAGATAGCCCGTCCCGACGTCGTGAGATCGAGCGTCGCGGTCCGGATCTCGACGTCGGGAGCAGAGCTGCGAGCAAAGCCCAGCGTCGAGCGCTGCTTCGTCGGATCGAAAACGAACGGCAAGCAGTACACGCCGCCCATGGGCGCGACGCCAGGAAGCGCATCGCGTCGTATCGTGCTCGTCACGCCGTTATAAGCCGTCTCCGTGCTCCAGTACTCCAGCTCCGACGCTGCGGCGGCTGTGAGCAGCAAATAGGCCACTTGGAACGGCGTCCCGACGCGCTCGACGGGAGCACTGGAGAGCACGCGCACGCCGGGAGCGACTTCGCTCGGCAGCTCGACGGCTTCCAAAGCCCAGAGCACCTCACTTTCGTACACGTTGCGCCGACGTCGGAAGCCGCCCCGCTGATCGGCGTAAGTTTCGCCGTAGCGCACGAAGTAAGAGACCAGGCGATCGGGAATCTGGCCGGGGGCCGTCGTGAGCGTGTGCTGCGTGTATTGCTGGAGCGCGTCGGCGATATCGAACTGATAGCGGTTATCCGGCCGGTAGCGCATTTCGAACTTTTGCGCGAGCACGGCGCGAGCCTTCGTCGTCTGGCCGCCGAAGTCGGAGCCGCACTGCGCCCACACTTCGCAGTACACGCCCCACTCGGCGCGAAGCTGCGAGCGGTACCGCGGCGCGCCGTCCGTCACGTCGAGCAGGATCTGCGCCTCGGCCGTTGTGCTCACGTCGAGATCGCCGAGACTCCCCTCGTCACGTGCGACGAGCAGCACGGCGTCACCGCTGGGCTGCGTTAGCTCATACTGGCCGACGAGCTGCGGCACGCTCTCCAGCGCGGCGAGCAGCGTCGGCGCGTCCTGAAAGCGATCGGAGCGCGTCAGCTCACCGCAGACGAACGCGAAGCCATTCACGCGCAGCTCTGCTCCAGCGGGCAGAGCACCGACGAGCAGGATCTGCGCACGTGCGCGGCTGGGTGTGCCGCCCACTCGCGCCGAGCGCAGGCTCACCAGGACGGGCGCACCGTTGGCGACGAGCGGCTCCAGCTCATCGAGCACCACCCGGGGCGAGTACACGCAGAGGCCCCCGTTTTCCGTGCTCCCGAAATTGTCCGCTTCCGGATCCTGGCACGTGGGCTGCTCCGGCTCTGGAGCAGGCTCGATCGGGGGCGGCGGATCCGTGGGGGCCGGTGGGGGTGGGGGCGGCGGGGGCGCGGCGCAGCTAATCGAGACGCTGCGCGGCTCGACGACAAAGCCGTCGCTATTGCTACCCGTCAGCCGATACTCGCCGTTTGGGATCCCGGTCACGCTGAAGCGGGCGTAATAGCCGGGCTTCTGCTCGCTGAAGGTTTCCTGCGTCTTCGTGTTTTCGAGCAGATATTCAATCCACTCGCCTAGGCCGCCCGTCGTGCGCAGTGTGAAGTCAATTTGTCCGCCTGCAGGCGTACAACTTTGCGTAAAACCCTGAAGAATTAGGGTGTCGAGTGCTGGCATAAAAGCAGATTAGATCACCTGGAGCTGGCGATCGAGTTCGTAAGTGAGTCCGTCTAGGAGCTGATTATTCAGGTAGATATCGACGAGGTTCTCGCCCACGTCGTAAGCTGGCTGAATGAAGTTGCGGCCTCTGATCCCGCGCTTATAGATTGCGCTCTGAATCAGGAAAGCCATGGTATTAGCCGTCAGGAAGCGCCCCGTCTTCTTGTGTTTCCAGCGCAGGCGTCGATCCTTAATAAACTGGAGCAGCGCGGCGATCGGGACTTTCTTCGTGTGGGGCTTGCGGCCGCGATCGAGCCACTGGGCGTAATCCTGCGCGTAGAGCTGGAGCTGCGCGTTCGCCGTGTAGCCTTCGAAGCGGCCCGACGCGGCGCGGCCCTGCGTCACTTCGACGCGCAGCGTGCGCTTCAGCTTGGAATTATCGCGCAGCGGATACTTTCCGTTACTGTCGGCGAGACGGATCATCTCGGCGCGAATCGCTTCGCCGATCGCGAGCAGGATCTCCTTAATGGGTGAGGGGGCGGCCATGCTCCTAAAAGGGAGCGCTCCGGATCTGTGACACAAAAAAGCCCCACCGTCGCGGGTGGGGCTTTTTGTTGAGATGCTGGCTTATATCAGGAAGTACTACGCTGGGGCGTTGGCCGTGTCGCCAGCACGTAGCACCAAGTCAAGATTGCGCTCCGGGTCGGCTTTGTTATACATCACTGTGCCGCCGGGCTTAATTTTAAATTCTGTTTCCAGCAGACAGTTGTCCGCTTCATATTGCGCCTGTGTCAGCACCCCATTGGCGGCAAAAATACTGGCAATGGTAGCCTCATCCAGTCCCGTGTTAAAGTACGAGGCGCGCTCAAAAAATCCATTTAAGGCGTTGCCAGTAGCGGACGCGGCATTGATTTTACGCACTGCGCCGAAGGTAATACCGTCCTGAATAGAGCCAACAACCGATACCGGCGCGCCGCGTTTTACTTCGCCGTTGATATGCAGGCGCGTTTCGCTGCGCGTGCTGACAATGGCTGCCATAAAGGAAGTGCCCACTCCAAGTGAGGTATCAGACACCAAAAGGGACGAACCGGCCCCGAACGGCCCGCCCGATATTCGGCCATTATCCTGCGTGAACAGGCCAAACGCACCCTCGCCATTTACGCCGTTTACTATGGCCTTCGCAGCGAGCTGCTGATACTGATGCAGGCTCTTTAGCGTGAGGCGCACAATGAGAGTGAAATCTTGAAAGTTGTAGTCCTGCGAGTCCCGCATGATGATGTACGACCCGTCAACCTCTGCACTCTGCACCGTTGGATTAAGCGCAACACGCTGCGTATAGTTGGCGGCTACATCGTTCGCCTGACTGTTGAGCGCGGCAAAGTAGCGGCTGGCCATAATGCCCGCCCCAGCTTCCGAGGGGTGTAGCAAATCACTGCTCAAGTCCGCTTGTGTTAGCCAGCTAGAAGCGTCGATGGTGCGCAGCCAGGGCAATGTATTTTTGAGGTTCAGCAGCGCACTGGTATAGTCGGCTAAGTTTTTATCCGGCCGGAATATGGGAGTCTTAATCCATACTTCTACCGAGCTATCCCATCCGTACACCAGTTGAGCCATGTCACTAGCTGCCGCTGCCGTTTGTGCCGCTGTGCCATACCCAATGCCCGCGTCGTTCGTGCCCAGATCAATTACATAGATGCGCCTTCCAGTACGGCCCTCAAATGCCTTTTTGATAAGCTGGAGATTCGCTTGTCGCAGCTCCGAAGTGCCAAGGGATTTGGTGAGTCCTCGCCAGCCGTAGCCCCCAGCGATTATATCGCAATTCATCATTTCTCGTAGGCGCGGAAGCCACCCCCGATCAACCCGAGGCGCGCCAGCCGATACGCTTATCGAGTCACCATCGACGTACACGGCACTAGCGGTTGCTACGTTCGCTGCGGGAGTAAAGCTGGCGTTGCTGCCCACTAGCTCTAAGAACGTGAAGCTCCCCCCAGTCAGCACGTCGCCCTCTTCGTAAGGGCGCTGGGCGCTCCCTTCAAACAAGCGCAGAACGTGCGTACCCAGGTCGGGCATGGGAACCGTATGCACCTTCACCAAGGCTCCGCCGTTGTCGAAGTAGGTCTTTTGCGCGCCGTTCACGGTTGCGTAGCCGGTGGAGGCTTGCGTAGAGCTGTCATTCTGCCGTACTACCTGAGTGATTTTTACCGCTGTTGCGCCGCTGATATTGAACGGCACAGAGGTAGCCAGCGCAGAGCGGCGGCGCAGATTGGGGGCGACTGCGCTATTATCCTGATCGTAGCTGTTTTGCGTGAAGTAAGTGCTAGAAAGCACCAAACTGGTTTGTGGTACATCAACTGGCGCAGACGTGATCGTGATCGAGCGCACTGCGGAGATCTTCTGCGCTCCAGCGTCGTCCGTTACCGTGTCGGTGAGCAGATACGTTCCCGGCGTGACGGGTGTCCAGACGGTATTGTAAGTGGGCGTAGAAGCGGAGCCGATCGTCGAGACTTGCTGATCTGATTCCCTAGTGACCTTGACGGCGTGCTGATACGGCGCTTTGCCGCCGCTGGCCGTGTAGCCGAAGTTTACCGCTTTACCGGCGACGCTGGAGCTGGGCGGCTCCGACGAGACCTCGACGGACAGCGGCACGCTTGCGGCCTGCACGGTGATCGTGATCGTGGCCGTGCCGATCAGACCGGCCGCGTCGTAGGCGCGAGCTTGGAGCTGGAGCTGTCCGGCGACAGTAGGCGTGTAGGGGATCGAGTAGCTCGTCCCGTTCTTGGCGCCCTCGCCGATCAGCGTTCCGGCTCCAGTGTAGAACTCGACCTTCGTCACGGCGACGTCGTCCGTGGCCTGGGCCGTGAGCTGAAGGGCGACGTCCTTCTGAACCGTCGCGCCGGAGCTGGGCGAGAGGAAGGTCGCGACAGGAGCTGCGTTCGTTGGGGTGGGAGTGGGGTTCGTCACGACGGGCGTCGCTTCCGTGCTCAGATCGACGAGCAGCTGCCAAGTGCCGTTTACCTTGTGCCAGATCCGGTACGTTTTCGACGTGATCGACTCGAAAGCATAATCGTCGTTCTGGCCTACTGTGTCGGCGGGCTTGGCCGTGACGCGCAGCCACTGGTCGCCGCGCTCGCCGTCGTCTCCATCCTCACCGTTGAGCGTCGCCAGGAACTGCGCAGCGGTTCCGACGTTGCCCTGATCGAGCCAGATCTGATACGCAGACTTGCCGTCCGCGCCTTTCGTGGGCAGCAGGAAGGCCCAGGATCCGGCTTTCTTCTGGTACAGATAACCGGTTTCCTTGTTCAGATACACGTCGGTATCTGCGCCGAGCGAGTTCGGGGGCACGATCGTACCCTGACGGAAGACGGGCTGATACGTGCTCGCGACGGGCGCGGGAGCCGTGCTGCTCTGCTGCCGCTCACGCTCCAGCGCGAGCAGCGCGTCGATCCGATCGCGGATCCGATTGCACTCGTCGGCGGTGAAGTAGCTTACCCCGTCTGTTTTGTCGGGAAAGCCCAATGCTGATAAATCGTACTGCATTATGAAATAATTGGGGTTATTGGGCTGGAGAGTAGGGTTCGAACTGCGCGGCGACTGCATTCCGATCGAGATCGCTCATCACGTGCAGGCGCACTTCGTAGCGCCAGCCCGTCGCGAGCGAGTCGGACGCGTCGCCACCGAGCGAGAGCTTATTAGGCTTCTCGACGAGCACGATCACGCCCTCGTCCCGGATCTGCGCGATCAGCTCGTCGCCTATGCGTTTGGTGAGCTGGAGCAGCTCGCGCTTCGTGGCCTTGCCGTGACGATCTTTCGTCAGGATCTGAAAAGCGAAGAGGTAGACGTCGGCGCTGGGATTCAGCTCGTCGGCCTGCGTGTCTTCCTCGATAAAGAGCAGCGGCCAGAGGCTGGCCCCGTTCGGATCCGGATCGGAGACGCCGCTGCGCGATTCCTTGATCGCTTTGTGACGCGTACCGAGATCGATCAGATAGTCGAGCGCGCCGGAGTAGTCGAGTGGTTGCATACTCCCCTAAAAGGGAGCGCTGCGGATCTGTGACAATGCGGAGCAGTGCGGAACGCTGCGGAACGTTGCGTTCCGCACGCTCCAGTTACATAACCGTCACATAAAAAAACGGCCACCAGAGCACGCGCTGCGTGTTTTTGGTGGCTCCAGTTACATAACCGTCACATAAGAAAAGGCCCGACGATTGCTCGACGGGCCTAGGCAGTTTAAGGCAGTACAAATAATAAATAGTTTAATACTATTTATTGCTTTAGCGAAGCTCCCTCGCGGTGTATCTGCGCGGTATCCAGTACGCTTATAGCGTTCTTCTCACGGATCGTATCCACGTCCGTAGAAGCCAATTCTGCGACTTCCTGAAGTACGAGCTGGAGACCCCACTGCTGCGCGAAGTCTCGTCGAGGGTCTGGAGCAGCGCTGTCGCTTTCGGAAGCAGATCCGAATACGTGCGGATACTGAAGGCGACAGCTGCTCCAGTACGCAAAAAATCCGCAATGATCGGATAGGCGACGCTGAAGGCCAGCGATCGGAAGCGCTCGGCGAGCTGCTCGACGAGTTCCGGCGTCTGCGCAGCTCCAGCGGGAGCGTAGAGCACCGCGATCAGGGCGGGAGCAGATTGGATCGGATCCTGCGCGTGCTCGGCGATAAAGTCCGACAGCGCCTCGAACTGGCCGGCGTTGATCCTGCGGAGATTGCTGGAGCCGGAGCCGCCGACGTGGCGATACGTTACGCCGTCATGCTCGAACTCGTCGAGCTTCTTTTCTTCCGGAAGCGTCGAGCGAAACCAGTCGAGCGCTTGCCAAAGCGGAACGCAGAGCGAGACGTCGGAGCGCAGCAGCTCTTCGTCGATCCCTGTCAGCAGGGCTAGGACGGCGGGAGTGGTGCGCTGCTCGCTCTTCGTCGCTTCGTAGGCCAGGAACGTCGAGAGCGGCACTTCTGACCAGTTGCGCGGGAGCTTGCCCGTCGCGACGGCCTTGCCGTCAGAATCACGAAGGATTATATTTCTCATCCTTTCCTAGAATTTTGATCTCCTGAACTGGAGCAGTGAGTTCTCGACGAAGATCCTTCGCGAGCTGCGTCACTTCTCGCGAAGTGAGTCCGACGAGCTGATTCGAATCGACCCAGACAGCTTGTCCGTTCGTTCCGATAATAACACAAGCGGCCATTTTAAACCGGTTTTGGGGTGTGAATGATTTCCAGGGAGATCAGCAGCTCCGCGCCGAAGCTGACGATCTTACGAATAATCCGGACGATCTTCTGATCGGGCTGATCCTGGTAGAAGCTGCGGATCATTTGTCGGAAGGACTCGCGCAGCTCGAACTCCTGGCAGTGACTCGCGATCGTGTACGTGTGCTGAGGCATCGCTAATTGACGGACGGGAGCTGCATTAGGATCCCGACCTCTTCGTGCGTCTGCGCGAGAAAGGCTTCGTAGGGCTGGAGATACTTCACGACGCCCCCGATCCCGTCCTGCTCGAAGGCCTTGCGCAGTCGGCGCAAGTGGTTCACCGTCTCGACCTTCGATCCGACGTAATACAGCCGATTGTCTTCGATCGGCTCGCCCAGCGGGCCGACGAGATCGGGTCGCTGCTGCTTCAGCAGCCAACCGGCGATAGGGGCCAGATTCGAAGATTCAGGAATAGGAAGCCGATCTGCGAACTGCTTCAGTGCTTTGTCCATGTCGGACGTAAGTAGATGCTTTGCCATAGTGCTAAATAGTGGGCTGAAGGTACCAAGGGAATCCAATTTTATTAGGTTCACTTACTAAATTATTAAGCCGAGTTATCAGCTGAAGGCGAAGCCGCTGCTCGCGGGCTGATAGTCGAAGTAACTGCGCATCATAAAGCCGTCCCAATAGTCCGGCGAGCAGCCGAGCGCGGCCTTCATCATGTCTTTCGTGACGACGCGCTGCTTCGCGTCAGAGTCCGGATTCAAGCTCTTCACTTGCTCCGCTTCCTTACTGAACTGTTCCCGCTGCTCTGACGACAGGCCAGCGCCGCCGAGATAGACTTCGCCCTGCATCACTTTCCGCGCTGCGTAGTAGCTCATCTGATCCTTCAGGCTCGCGAAGTTCTCCGGACGCTTCAGCTCGTCGTAAGGCGTGCCGGGAGCTGGAGTCGGATTCGGGAGCGCTCTGGAGTTGTTGATGAATCCCTTCGCGCCGGGAAGCTGATCGAGCACGCCCCCGCCGACGCCGTCCTCGTCGATCACCACGTGACTCATTGGTACCATGTGCGCAGCGGCCAGCTCCCGAATCTTGGCCGCGACTACGTGCGTCAGCTGCTTTTCCAGGACGACGAGCGCGAGCAGTCGCCAGCCAGTCCAAACCCAAATAGTCGTTTTATCGACGCCCTTCCGCGCAATGTCGGCGCTGATATAGCGAGCGCCAGGCAGGACGAAGCTATTCGAGAACGTGTCGGAGATCGCGTCGAACGTCATCAGCGCGGCCGGATCGTTGTCGTACTCCCAATTGCCATTCATCAGACGATCGCGACTCTCCGGATCCAATTCGAGCAGCGTCTTCATGTAAGACGAGTCGATATGCGGATTATCGGAATAGAGCGACTGAATAAAGGCTTTGTGGGCTTCGAGCTTACCCTCGCGCTGCTTCTGGTAGAAGTAAGAATATACCCAGCCCTTCGACGGGTTGCAGCTCCCGACGATCTTCGGCTTCAGCTTGAACTCGTCGAGCTTGTAGCGGATCCGGCTCTTCATCACTTGCCACGCCTTTTGTCGGATCTGCGGGATCTCATCGACGAAGCCTCCAGAGTACTCGATCGAGCCTAAGTAGTCATAATCCTTATCTGAGGGCACCCAGGGCAAGCCCTGAAGGTAGATCGTCGAGCCGTTGCTGACGTCGATCCGACCGGCCTGCTCCTTATAGCTGAAGCGACTCCGAACGCCTTGGAGCTTCATCACGTCGAAGAACGTCTGAAGCGTCGAAGTCTTCAGCAGCTTCAGCTCTTCGCGGGCCAGGAACCAGCGGGAGCCGGGATACTTCAGCGCCGACTTCCCGACCCAATACGTTCCGATCGCAGACTTCCCGCCGCCAGCGCCGCCCCCGAAAAGGATCTCGCTCACGTCGTTCGTGCTGCTCTCGATCACGTCGAGCGCCTTAGTCTGCTTTCTCGTCAGCTTCATACGTGCGTGTCTCTTCCCACGTGATCGGGGCGTCGGAGTGCTCGATCTCCTGCTTATCCTTCCAATTGTCCGGATCGGTGTTCTTCAGCGTGAATATGATCGCGGCCGCGTTGGGCATGAAGACGCGCTGCGTCACTTTTCGACCTTTGATCTTCGGCTTTCCCTGTCCGTTATCGACGTACTCGACGACGCTTTCCTCGACCGTGTAAACATCGAGCAGCTTCGCGAGTCCGCTGCGGGCCATGCCCTTGAAGGCTTCGAGCCGAGCGTCTTGCGCGTTTTTTATCGACTCCGAAAACTCCGATTTATCTGTCTTCCATTTGTAATAAGTCGATTCGGCGATCCCGACCTGCTTGCAGATATCGGCGATCTTATAGTCTCCAGACGCGAACAGGGAGACGATCTGCTCGGCTTTCTTCTTATCGTATTTCATACACACACAAAAGGGGGCGGAGCCGTTCTGTGACAGGCTTCGCCCCCTCTTCGCTTCGCGCTTCGTTCTGGCAGCTGCTCGGTTATTGTATTACAACTTGCTCAGGATCTTCTCGGCTATTGTCCTGGCGATCGCCTCCATCATCAGCGGCGGCACTGCGCGCCCGATTCCTTCGCTCTGTCGGGCTTTGTCGCCTATCGTGATATACGAGTCGGGAAACGACTGGAGTCGCTTCAGCTCCGCGATATACAGCGTCCGCGGCTCGCTCCAGTGGCCCAGGTCGCCGCCGCTGGCCGCCGTCACCGTGTTACTAGGCCGCTTCGGGTGCAGCCGCTTCCGACTGAAGCTCGACGCCTTCCCGCCTAGGCGTTGGGACCCTTGCTCGAATCCTTCGCCCGGGCGCGTCGCACTCCAGAGCCGACGCCACCCGTCCGACGTCGTCACGTCTTCCGACAGATCGATCGGGGCACCGCGCAGCGCTTCCTCACACGTGACGATCTTCGGCTTCCCGTCCAACGTGGGGAAGACTGGCTCGCGCTGGAGATCCTTCCGCACGCCGACGAACATCACGCGCTCGCGAGCCTGCGGAACGCCGTAATTCGCGGCATTCATCAGCTTGGCGCTCACTCGATAGCCTGCCTTCTCGAAATAGTCTAGGAACGTGTTAAAGTGCCCTTTGCTGGCTCCCTTAATCAGCCCCGACACATTCTCGGCGACGAAGACTCGCGGCTGCATCACTTGGAGAAAGCGGATATACTCGAAAAAAAGATCGTCCGTCCGCTGCACCTGGTTGCCGTACTGCTTGACCTTACCCCAGCCCTTCGCGACGAGTCCGTTCGTGGAGAAGCTGGAGCAGGGCGGACTCCCGTCGAGAATATCCAGCTCGCCGGGCCTGAGGCCTACTTCGCGCAGGATCTTCAGCGGATCCAGCTCCCGGATATTTTTCTCGAAGACGCGCGTCGTCGGGTGGTTCAGGCGATACGTCGCCGCCTGATAGTCGAGAAACTCGACGCTGGCGAGCACCTGAAGCCCGGCCTGCTTATAGCCCTGACTGCTCCCGCCGATCCCGCTAAACGTGGAAATTACTTTATACATACCCACGCCTTGAAGAGTAGAGACTGCCAGAAAGGATAAAAGGAGCTGAAGCCAGCCTCGCGCAGCATCGCTTCGTTTTGCTCCGACGTCAGCGGCCGCATGATCTTGCGGAGACTGCGCTGCTTATCGAAGATCTGCTCCGGCGTGAAGCTGACGCGCTTGTGATCGTAGTACACGAACGAGAGCACGTCCTGCAGGTAGCCGTCCGGAATGAAGAGCTTCTCGCTTACGATCAGCGCGGCCCCAGGACGAAGCGCAGCATAGATCCGGCGCAGCAGCGGCAAGCGCTCGCCGATCGGAAGGAACTGGAGCGTAAAAACCGAGAGCACCAGGTCGGCGGGCTTGTACTCGTCGAACGACGTGAGATCCGCCAGCAGCAGCTCTAGGCCCACTTTTGGCGAATGGCCATTAATCATGTTCTCGCTCCGATCGATCCCGACGTACTTCACTCCCTCGGCGGAGTTGCTGCTCGCCATATTCGCGAGCAGCTTCCCCGTCGAGCAGCCTAGATCGTACACCCGCCCCCCGTCCTTCACGAAGTAGCTGGAAAGGCGCAGGATCGTCTCGTTTAGCGTCGAGTAGTCCGGAATACTTAGATCGATATGCTTATCGAAGTCTTCGATCGTATCGAACGAAAACGGCTTAGTACTTGAATCCGCAGCTTGGGCACTCATGTTTTGTCTCTAACGGCTCCGTGATCTCCTTTTCCTGATACTCTTCCTCGCCCAGCTCGACGATCGTCTTCGGCACTGGAACGCCCCAATCGAAGAGGGGCAAGTCGTCCCAACTGTTCGCGAGTTCGTCCATATCCCAGGTACCACCGGCAGCGTTCGCCAGGATCAGCGCCTTCCGGCACTGCTCTTCCTCCCAACGTACTTGGCGATAGGCGTACTTCTCACCCTGATAGATGATATACCCCAGCGCGACGGTACCAGTGGCCGTAGGCTCGTCGAATGTCTCTGTCAGCTCGATCTCGCAGCCTTCGAAGACGACGCTGCGCTGATTGCCGCCGACGTACTGATTCGAGTTCAGATCGTGCACCACGCCCGACAGGTCGCCCAGCTCGCCGAGTGATTCCTGCAAAAGCTCGAATTGCTCTTTTGTGATCTGGCGCGGGTTATTGTGCCACTGTTCGCCAGCAAGTCGAAGTGTGTTGTATTTTTCCATGCTACGAAGCTAGGCGACAGCAGTACTCGTCGAGCTGATAAGTGTCTTTTGCTTATTCGGGGCCCGCTTCCGGATCCCGGCTCGACGAGCGAGCGCCTTCAGCTTGGCGGCCGGGAGCTGGAGCTGCGCGGCCAGCTCGTCGATCGTGTACTGCGAATAATACTGCTGGAGATAGGCGACGTGCTTCTGATTGTGCCGGATATACTCGCGGCGAACGATAGAGGACTGCATAGAAAATAAAGAGGGTAGGAGTCGGGCAATAAGGACGGGATAAGGGTTAGCGGCCTAGGACTAGCATCGCTGCGTCGCGAGCGTGCTGCGAACTGCTCTGCGCCCAGCCGGTAAGCTGCTTGAAGCCTGCGGCCGTGATCTTGCCCGCTTTGCGCGGGGGCATGGCGAGCACCTTCACGCCGAGACGCTCGACGAACTGGATTAGCAGCTGCGCGTCGCGCTTGTTACTACCGACCTTCTGCGAGATGTTTTCGCGTACTGCGACGCTGTTTGCGCCCTTTTTAAAGAACGTCGGCTTATTGACGTTCGGATTCTCGATATAGACGTGAAGCTGCGCGCCCTCGGCCAGCAGCCGCAGCTCGTCGATCGCACTCCAGAAGTCGAGCGTCTGGAGCTGGAGCAGCTCACCCGCCCAGCTAAGGGCAAAGCCAACGTTCACGCCGGGATCAATCCCGACGTGAACGACTTTAGATCTTAGCTTCAGCACGTCTCGACTGACCTTTTAGTGAATGAGGCCCACGCGGCTTGAAATATTTTGGGCGCCTTGTGAATGCTTTTATCAGTGTATCTGAAACCCTTTTTACAGTCCCGACACTCTATCCAAAATTTATTAGTGGGCCAGACATCAGTAGTCCAATGCACAGCAAATCCCTCTTTATCTACTTCCTCTGGCTGGCCTTCTCTGTAAATTGTGAACTCTCCACCCTGTGCGAGTTCTGTCAGGATGAAGTTTTGATGCTTACAACTCATTTCGCAGATCCTCCTTTCTTGGCTCCAGTGCAGTCCGGACGATCAGTCAGCACTTCCGTAGTGCCGGCCAGACGGTACACAGTTTCATAATTGAGACGATAGCACTTCGCGCAGCCGCACTTCACGCAGACAGCAGTCTCGCCCCGTTTCGGGACTCTGGTCCATTTGTGCTTTAAGTGAGCAGGAACGACGCGGGGCGGGTTGGCTTCGTTGAAGTGCACCATACCCACCCCAGGGATATTGTAGAAGCTCATTTGCTGGTCGCTCCTTTCCTCTTGGCCATGTGATAGACTAGGATAGTATTCCCGCCCCGTCGCTGGCTGCGGTGCCGGATCTCATCTCCTTTTTCAGTGACGAAGGACTCGATCTGCATCGAGCGAACGAGCTGATCGCCGGGATAGAAGACTGCGATCGTCGGACGCCCCGACTCGTCGCGTCCGACGATCTTCACTCTAGGCGCTAGGCCAGTAATCCCCTCAAAGGTTTTCGCGAGAGCGTTCTCTGCGTCAGATAGAGAGTTGAGACTAAACATTGTCGGCTCCTTTCTGCACTTTTCTGAACTCGACTACCCACACCCAGGGATTCGCTTTCCAGGAATCAGCGCCGTTAATTGTTTCCCAGATGTGCTGATACACGATCTTAGCATCCGAAACATTGATCGGCTTTTCCCACCCTGGCAGCTTGTACCACGGCATACCTGAAGTATCTCTGTGAGAAACCTCAACCCCTTCAGCTACCGAATCGTCTGCGCTGATATCCTGCAATCGCTCCACCCGCACCGCCACTATTTCTAGTAGGATGCGCGAAGCAACGCGAGGCATATGCATAGAGGGAATGAATGACTTCAGCGGCTTCTGAAGTATAGGGGCTTCGCTGTACTCACACTCTAGCATATCATTGTCAGCTTGATAGCACCAGCCATCTTCATGCTCAGACCAGAACAAGTTCTCGCGCACCCAAAGCCGCTCGCCGGGTTGGCCGTAGGGGCACATCAGGGGACGGACTGCTTGCTCGTTGGCATCGGTCACGTTGAGCCAGCATTGCTTCATGTCGAGCGTAGAATTTATTTCGAAGGTGCCCGTAGGCGACTTGATAATGCGCCGCGTCTGGGTCTTCGTGCCAGCGAGTAGGGCGCGCACCATTGCGCCGGTAAAAAGGATCTGACGCTCTTTCGTTGTTGTAATCATCGACTTAGTAGTAATTGGGTGAGTTATTTGACTTCCTGCTCGTCGTCCTGCTGATACACACCGGCCAGCAGCGCGATCTCGCGCAAGTGGCCGACGAACTGCTCAACCTTCTCGCCGTTGTGCTCCTTATCGAGATCGATCGCGACCTTCAGGATCGAGACAGCCGCGCCGTCGATCAGGCCGGAAACCTTGTTGAGCCATTCCGATTGCTCCGGCGACGTGTAATTAAAAAAGCGCGTGTATAGCTCGTCGATCCTATGATGCAGCGCGCCGACGAGCTTATCGGCCTTCGAAGGCCAGCAATGCTGATCGATCAGCGCTCGCGTATTCGACTCCAGCGCCATGACGAGCAGCTGACTTAGGAGCAGCCGCTGACCCTGGGCTTCCGTGATCTCGCGCTTCACTGGCTTCGGTGCCGTCGCGAAAAGCTCCTTTTCGGGGAACGTCGCGAGCTTATTCTGAATATTTAAGGCTGTGTGCTTATCCATCTATTTACTAGACTTTTATACTATTTCAATTGAAGTTTTTATGCTGCGGCTTCCTGATCGCGAGCGTCCGCTGCGAGCTGCTCCAGCATCGAGCGCAGATCCGTTCCGCGCTCGGCGTGCTCGATCACGTACTCGCGCAGCACGCGCTTTTTGCAATTCGAGATCACGTCCTTTGCGAGTGGGTGATCCTTCGGCCACTGATTGGCCTCCAGCGCCGCGGCGAACGATTGGAAGTCCCGACGCTTCTCGCGATCGAACGGGAGAGACTTAGGAAGCATTTTCTCCGTCTCTTCCGCGTGCATGGCTGCATACTGCGCACCCGTCCGGAAGCCGTCCGTCGCGCCGATCCGCTTCAGCCAATCGTACATTAAGTGGCCCAGATCGAGCTGCTCCGGTAGCGTTCCGGTAGCCAGGTAGCCAGCGGCCAGATCGGCGAGCTGCTGCGGGTATAGCGTTTCCATATTGACGGGAGCGAGCTGGAGCTGCTGATTCTGTTGCTCCAGATGAAGCAGACGCATCGCTTCGCCCCGGGTGCTGTCCTGGTAGCTCTGGAGCCAGTGCGTGATACAGGGAAGGGAGACGAGCAGGACTTCGCCCTCGCGCTGCCACTCGCCGGAAGCGCCCCGACGCAGCGCGAGACAGATCTCTCCGACGCGGAACGCGGGGAACTTGCGCAGGATCAGCTCGGCAACGGCGTCCGCCATCAGATTGAGATCCTCTTCTTTCTTCAGCTTCTTGGAATGGCCCAGCAGGAAGGCCACCCCCTGAATGGGTTCGAGCAGCGCGTCGGCCAGATCCTCAGGGCCCAGCTCGCGAGCCTGCGGCTGCGCCTGCGTCGCGAGCACGGCTGCGTGCTGAATAGAAGCCGGAACGTTTTTTGGGAGCTGGAGCTGCGACGTCGTTGCGCGTTGGGGAACGTTGCTGCGGTTTACTGTGAGTTGCGTATTCATAACGTTGCGAGCGTTTACTGATCCTGATTTTCCCGTCTCTGACGACGCAGCGCACGCGCTTTGTCGGCCGTGCTCATTCGCTGCTCGACTTCCGACGAGTCGTCCGGCGCGCTCTGGCCAATCGGAGCAGTGACGAGTCCGGACTTCGAGCGAGCGTCGTTCGTGAGGTAACTCACTGCGCAGCGCTTCCAATCGCGCAGCGTGCGCTTCTCGTCAGAGTACTTGGTTCTAATCTGCTTGATGTAGTGCGGCGCGTAGGCCTTGCCGCAATCGACGTTGCGGGCGAGTTCCTGCATCCGTACCACCTGCGCGAAAGGCGTCTCACTGAAGAGGATTTTCGCGAAGGGATTCGGTGTAGCTACATCGTTCGCGGCCCCAGTGTGCGAAGCCGACGCGTCCGGATTTTTAGAGTCAGACTTCACCACCAACTCAATCCCGTCGCCGAGCCGAGACTCTGCTCTCTCGTTTGTGTTTTCTACTACTGGAGTATTTGTTTTCTCCTTATATATAGTGGTGCCAAATTTTGACCCCTTTTCCGTACCCTTTTCTTCCGGTAAGGGGTCGGGTATGGGGTCAATTTTTGCCACCATTAGCGGACCCTTATCGTCCGGTAAGGGGTTAAATTTTGTCACCTTTAGCGGGAGCACGTCGGCCCCGATCGCGTACACTGCGCAGTCGCCGCGACCCGTCTTGCCGCCAGGAGTGTAGCGGATCAGATCCGCTTCGACGAGCGACTCGCGAGCCGTGCGCAGCGTGCCCTTATTCATGCCCACGCCGAGGCAGAGATAAGCGTCTGCGAGCTGGAAGGGATTAGTCCAGCTAATCGAGTTGCAATGCTGGAGCAGATAGAAGTACAGTCGAGTCGCGGCCGCCGTGAAGGGCTGCTGCTTGTCTTGTTTCCAAAAGGCATTCATCAGAATGATATAATTCATTTTTGGAGTCGGCTCCGACGAGCTGGCCGACATAAGCGGGGCAGGGTGGGGAGTAGCCATCGGATCAGGAGTCGAAGAGTGAGCGCTGCTTCGGGGTCTGCTCGTCGAGCAGCTTCATCAGTCGAGCGAGCGTCGCCTTCGAGCAGGCGATCCGCTTCTCTGCTTCCTCTCTAGTGAGCTTCCCGGCCGTGAACTGATTCCAGTACACAACCTCACGCATCGCGATCTCACGTCGCAGATCTGCGACCTCATCGGCGAGCGTGACGGGAACGGGGCTAAAATTTGCCATGGGTGATATTGTAAATCCCGAATACTTCAGGAGGGATAAAAACCAAAGCAGCCCAGCTCGACGGATCGCGCTGGGCTACTGACTAAGGATTAAGCTGCTAACGCGCTCTCTGCAATTGACTTTCGAAGAGTTGCGATTGCTGACGTTACTCGCGCAACAGTGAAGCGATCTATGATCGGAAGGAAGTCTGCTCGCTCAGCCCAATGCAGCAGCGGATTATCGAGCAGCTCGCGCAGTGGTGCGAGCTGCTCTTCCGTCGCGAGCGGCTCGCCGGTTAGATTGCAAAACTTTTGAGGGGCTGCTGTTGGTTGTTTCGAAGCTGTCATGTAGTTTTGTCGTGTTGTTGTATTTCTCGATTTGATTGCACAAAAGGGAGCGCTTTGCGAGAGCGCTCCCTTTGCTTTTTTAGGCTGCTGACTGCTGAAGGAAGGGCTGAAGCCCACTGACGAACTTCTCGCTCGTCACGAAGCGACGCTGATCGCGCAGGACGTACTCTGCTCCCTTGCGAGCATCCTCTTCGGCGAGCTTGCGATTTTTCGTCACGGCGAACGCGACGCGCTCCTTACCGATAAAAGCCGTTGCGTGCCATTCTCCAGCGATCCGGACTGACTCGATTTTGATTGTGTTGCTGTGAGCTGCTGTGTTGATCGTTTCCATGTTGCGAGCAGGAAAAAGAGTGAATTGAAAAAATGAGGGGTAAGCAGTGTTAGTCTTGCGGCGCGTCGTACATCGCGTACTCGCGCAGTTTGATCGCTTCGGCTAGGCGAGTGTGCTCGCGCTCCAGCTCTGCGCCGCGCAGTCGATTCAGGTGCGGCTTTAGATCGTTGCGCTCTTCCATCTCGACGAGTTCGTGACGGATCAGCGCCAGGAGATCATTGTAGGCCTTCGCGTCGTAAGGGATTAGGTAGCGCAGCGCGTCGATATGCTTCTTCAGGCGCCGGACGAGATCCGTCTTTTCCCAGGCTGCGAGCGACGGGACGATCTTCAGCGTCGCGGCCACTTTGCGCGGATATTTTCGCTGGAGCAGCGGATTCGCGAGCCAGTAGTCGAGCGCGAGATCCGGATCGTGTAAGCTGCTCGGCACCCGCACGCGAAAATCGGGGTCGATAGCTGCGAGAGTGTGATCCAT